AACAGAATGAGTGACCCCACGCCCCCTCTCCCTCGGGAAGGTGGGAGGGGTTATCTCGATAAGGTTTACATTCCAGACGTAGTCTGGACCTCGCTTAGCGAGGACCGTCCCTTAGGGAAGGTTGTATTCCATATGACCTCAAAACTTTCTATCTTAGATAGGAATTTTAAGTCCGGTACTAACTATGTTAGTTACAATAAAATGACGGCTATCCTTAGGAAACGCCACTCGAAGAAAGGTTCTAAGAACCGTTCTAAGATCATTAAAGTAAACCCGGATTCCGAGAAATTGACGAAACTCCTGTCCAAGCCTCTTAGGAAGCTTGGCTTGTCAGAGAAGATCGTAGAGAAACTAAACTCCAACCCTTCTAGGGTTAAGGAGATAGAATCTATAGTCTTCGGCATCGTAGATGCCGTTTTTCTGAACAGGTTCAATTTTGACGTGACCCTTAAGAAACTCCTTAGGAGAACCATTAGGGTTATTTTTCACGTCGCGGCAACGGATCTCGACCTTGTAGTCTCAGACTGGAAGGACATGATTTCCTTTTGCAAATCTAAGATTTGCGAGAGTGAGGATGTTGAGATTCCTCTTTTAAAAGAGAATTCCATATTCCTACCGTTCCGCGATTGGGTTCTATCCTTCGATGTTCGCTCTAAGAGCGATTTCGAACGCATAATGGGAGTCCTACAAAGTAGGTTCCTACCGTGCGGTACGAAAAAGAAGGGCGATCGTTCCTTAAGAACTTTCGTAGAACTAACGTCGAAAGAATTTATCGTCGACGACGGGGTACTGGACGCATGGGCTGATGAAGCCCTGATGATAGGCTCAGAGGCTACCGGGTCTAAGACCTGGCATCCTCTACATTTTTCCATAAATGCAGCTGGTTCCTTCTCCAATTCCGTAGAAAATGGTGGAAAGTTCGCAGAGTTTATGTCCGATTTCAAGGAATACTACTTGGTAGAATCACCCGTTACCGAGACCATAACTAGCCCCTTCTGGGAGGCGAAGTTCCTAGAAGGACTGCAGCGCTGGAGAACAGTTTTTAGAACTCCGGTCCCCGTATGCATCTTCGATGAATACGGGGTTGATCTCGAGTTCAAGGACAAAGTCCTCGAATACGATTTCATGGAGTTCTACGCGTATTCGGAGGGCGAGAAGTTGTACTGCGGACTAGACGAAGTCTTTGGTCTACAGGCATACTATCTTGCTTACCTGAAATGCAGAGACCTCTTAGAGGTCCCTGTTCGCGTGGAAGCTGTTCCAGAGCCAGGGGGTAAATACCGATCGGTGTCTATGGCACCTTGGTACGTCGCGGCTTATACCGCGCCCTTGGGACATCTCTTTAGAGACATCTTGAGGACTACCCCGGAGTCTGACGTCTTAAGACGTGAGAACCCTTACTGGCGTGCAGTCAAGCGCATGACTAAGTTATGGCATGACCCACTGCGACATAAATGGTTATTCTCCGATATGAGATCCTTCACAGACGCCTACCCCCCTGAATTGGCTTACCGCTTAGCGGAGAGCTTCCTCGTTGGGGCAGGCTTTACCTACGGTTGTCTGTGGTTCGACATCCTTGACGTGGCGCTCCTTCCAAGAAGGGCGCATATCACGTACTCGGATAAGAGCCAAGAAGATTTCATCCTCTTAAGAGGAGTTCTCATGGGTGAGCCGACTACGAAGGGACTAAGTCACCTTTATATGATGGCTCTTGCTCGATTGAGCATTCGGAGATGGACGGCTACGCCGCCCTTCAAGCCTTTCATCCGGATCAAAAAGCCCGCATGGTGGTATTTCCACATCGGAGGTGATGACCACTTAGTTCATGGACCCTACGGGTACCTAAAACTTTGCTGTCAGATGGTCGATGAGTCAGGGCTACTTCGTAGCGCTGCTGATCATCATATAACTGCCTTAGGCGGTTATTACCTCCAGAACCTGCTGTACTTCGGACCTAAGGTCGAAGTAAACGCGGTTAACGGTTGCTATTGGGAGAAAACTTACGACACTTCGTGCGTTTGTGATATCCTTAAGCTAAGGCTTTTCTCGCCAGTGACTAAGTCAAACGAGATTGTCTATGACCGTAACTGCGCTATAGGTAAGGCTTTTGCCTTATCTAAGCAGCTTAACTGGTTCAAAGTGTGGGATGACTACTCCGTCAGGGAAATGATTCGCGAACGTTTCCTCTACAGGATGGGCGGAATGCTACCGACAAAGTCGGATTCAAAGCTCCATAACGTCATGTACCTCCCAGCTACGCTTGGAGGACTCGGTCTCGGAACACGAGACGAGTGCCGGGTAAAGATAAACGAGGTACCTAAGGTATTCCTCGTATACTTTGACCGGTTACAACGTGGCTTAGCCACTATTGACGAACTGGAACTTTTTAGCAAGTTCACAGCCAACACCTGGTCCTTCACCGAGAGTGAGGGCCGAGTTTCTAAGAAACAGGTGATGGTTAAGAACTTTTCCGCCCGGGCCACAGGTGTAACCACCTTCATAGAAGGTCGTGGTTACGTTAGGCAGAGCATCGATGATGTAAAAACTGCCGAACCTGAGGTTCCTTTTCCTTCGGAAAAGATCCCGTGGGGTGATAGTTCGCTAGAGGCGCTTTTCCTCTTAGAGGGAAAGGGTAAATATTCCTTAAACTCTCTTTTGGAGCTCGCAGAGCGTCCAAAGAGATTCCTGGACCTTGCCTTAGACAAGGCCCCTCCTCGTTTTGATACGACTTCATGGAAAGATCGAAGATCTATTCTATATAAGTTGTATCTCGACGAAAAGACAAGAATCTTCAACTTTAATGTTGAGAGAGACCCTAAGGGTGGATTAATTACCTATGGTATCGATTACGATACCGTCTTAGACGGCGTGTCCGCTTTAGGCGCGACACGAATCGTCGATACCAACGTCTCATACACCTTAGGTGTGGATTATCTAGACGGAGATATCTATGCGGAGCCGGGCACAATCTTAGATTCGCTCAGCTTCATGCGTCCGTCGTTCATCTTAGATAGAACGACTGCTAAAAGGTTTTTCCCCGAACCCGAAGGTCATTAGAGGTTGCCC